GTATAAAATACATTTGTCGAACTTGTTGAAGCGCCTGATTTACTCCAACTCTCACCGGTGGCACCAGTAAACACAACTTTATCAATTTCTTTATGCCAGTACCAATTTCCGTTTGAATAATAAATATAATTCTCATAATTAGTATTTGGCATCTTGCCTAAGAATATATTTCCTAGATTTACGTCATATGTTTGCTCTTTGTGAGATACGTAAGCAGATGGACTATTACTCTTCTCAACTTGAATTTGTATTTCCAATTTGTCAAATGTGACTGTTCTGCTAGTTTTAACTGGTATTCTAACAGCTGCTAAATAAACACTATCAGTTGTTGTAAATGTGCCAACATATTCACCATTTGCGTAAGTTAACGTTTGATAATTCCATTTGAATGTGTGAGTGCTATCAATACTACTAGATGAAACAATACATTGTAAATTAGCATCAGGAATATCCCCGTTTCTGCCAAAAACTCTAACGGTATAAGTTGTGTTCGGCTGTAAAAGAATTAATTTACTTGTATCGTATGATGATGACCCAATATTTTCTGTCAAGAAAAAGTCGTCGTCAGCAGTTTTGTTATACGTACCATCAAATATTACACAGTCATCTCCGGCACTTATAGTAATGCCCTTTTTAACACTTGTAGTTGTTTTATAATCTTTAAATAAGTTCTTATTTTCTGTTTTAATACTATTATTCCCTGTAACGGTTTTAATTGTTTGAGGGTGGTCTGGACTGGGACTATCATATTCATCGCCACCACTTATGCTTGTAGTCTCCTGTTCGAAATCTCCCCCACCAACCTTATCAACTTTAGCATAATAATTAGCACTATCTGTTATTTGTGAATTATCTTGTATTGTAATACTATTATCTTCCATTTCGCTAGCAAGTAATGCTATTTCGCTATCTAATTGTGCTTGAGTTACTTCACCGTCCTCGCCGTTGGTTACTTCAATTGTATCAGTATTTCCGTTTGTATAGGTTATAGTGTATGTATCTACTAACCCTACTGTGCTTGTTTTAGTTATACTGGCTATACCATTACCTGTAGAACCTGTGGCGCCATTTGTAACAGTAAATGTTGATGTATTTCCATTAGTATATGTAATTGTATATGTATCAATTAAACCAGATGTTCCTGTTTTAGCAATACTAGATATTCCATTACCAGTAGCACCAGTTTGACCTGTATCACCCTTTTGTAAAGTAAAGTTTAATACTGGGTTCTCATTTGTTCCGGTTCTTGTAACTGCTGGAGCACTTCCACTTGTAACTGTTCCTATTTGAATATTAGGCGTTGCACCTATCGGACCTTGAATACCAGTCGCACCACTAAAGTCAGTAATAAATATCCATGTACTTTGTCCTTTAGTATACAACTTAGCATTGTCCTCTATTTCAACAGTACTTGCTATCATTACATAGTCGCCAATATTCATATTGTCAAAATCAGCATTCATTTCGGCTACACTTGAGTAGGTTTTCTTTATAGTGAACGGTGCTCCCATCGGTCCTTGCTCGCCTTGAATACCTTGCAAGTCTACATAAGTGTACTCTTCATCATCGTCTGTTTTAATGCCTAATTTAGTTCCGTCCCAATTAAACATAAGACTTGTTCCGTCACTTAAAGTGATTACTTTTGTACTAGCATCTTTTTTGGTAAGTGTGACTGTTGCGACCTTACCATTTTTAGATACATCTAAATTTAGATTATTAGTTTGTGTAATAGCAGTATTCACATCTTCTATTTTTCCATCAATGGTTTCTATTTTAGCATCTACGTTTTCTAAGGTTTCACTTAATTGTGTCATTATGCTATCAAAAACAGGTAAAAATTGTTCTACTGGTTCTCCATCTATAATCACTTGTTCTTGAAGAACATTTAATATACCATGAACTGAAGTTAACTTACTATCGCATTTATAAAGTGATACTTCAAATATATATTCTCCACTTTCACTAAATAAAGATACATTGTGAGTTTGTACTGTATAATCATCCAAATCAAAAGTGGACACTTCAGTCCACTCAGAATCATACAATTTTTCTTCATCGGCATCATAATAGTAAACATTATCTTCATTATCTAAATATTTAACATACGTAACTTCATTATGTACTACAGTAACATTTTGTATTGCTGTTAAAATAAGTTCATTAGTCTGAATTGCATCAGCAAAAACTAATTGTCCACTAGGTGATTTCATTTCAAAAGTTTTTATACCATCTTCTCGATCAAAATTGAATAGTAATTTTGTAGAAGCATAGTCGCCCGTTATAAGTTTTATGCCCTCACACCATGTTTTACCATTTTTAAAATCAATATGCACTCTTATTTCATTCATTTAATCCACGCTCCGTTTCTTCCACTATTTTCTTTTTAACAATTAACAAATCTTTAATGTCGGTTTTACCATCTCGATTAACATCAGTAGTTTCTGATTTAGTACAAAATAAAATAATTATTTCTAAAAACAAAATGGTTATTAATAAACTTAATTTTAAGATGTCTTTCATATTTACACCATTAAGAATTAGTAAGAACACCGCTTACTCCAAAGGATGCAAGTATAGTTCCACTACTATTTATCAATTTTATTGGTCTAAACCAGTCAGTGGTATCAAATAATAATCTTCCTGGTGTACTTCTCATTAAATTGTAAGTTACTAATTTTGAAACAATTACCATATCTTGTGTATTTATGCTACCATCATTACTGAAATCATATTTTGCATAATCATCTGATGTAGGTGTTATATCTCCCCTAACGATTGATCTAACTCTATCCACGTCATAAGAAGTATAATCGTAAGGCGGAATTATATCGCAATATAACATATTATTTGTTATATGCCAGTTGCCTATAATACCTGAAGTTGATGTTATTGCTCCTGATGCATCTACACTAAAGTTGCTCGCAGTAATTGTAATATTCTTACTCGTTAGGTTTATAGAATTGCCAGCAATTAAGTTTAAGATATCGTTAGCACTTAAATTGATTTTATCTGCATCAACTTTAGCACTGCTTGAATCGTTGTTTATTGCTAACATTATACTTGCACTTGTGACATTTCCATTAGAATCTGCTACAGAACTTACTTTCTGTTCTATTTCTCCCGCTTTCATATTGATTTCTGATGTTACTTCTACCTGATTAGCAAAAGTATTGGTGTAATCATTATTTATTAAATAAGATACATTATATGTTGCATTATTAAATGATTGTAATCTTATTACGGAACTATTACTTACTTCTAATGTAATATCATCTCTAATTTCAACAATTTCATTTTCAAGTGCATACATATTACCACTAGCATCTATTCCAACTCTTCTGATTATCTTACATTTACCATCTTCATATACCCACTCATCATAGACTGTAGAAGACATATAATTAAGGTAATCTAAATCAATAGAATATGCTGTGTTATCTATTAGTAAAATTGGTTTAGTTACCAATTTAAGCATTGTGATACGATTATATATACTTTCGGTATTATCTATACTAGTTATAGTACCACAGTTATCAGATAATTTATAAGAAGGTAGACTTATTTCAACATATCCGTTTGAATCACAGTCAAATATACTTATTAAATCACTATCGTCATAAATATAACATTGTTGATGAAAATGATTTTCTTCTCTTTCTGCTTCTATGCTACTATTAGATGTTTCAATTATTGCAGTCCATTCGTTCGGAACGATTTGCCCTGATATAGTAGTACCTTCTTCTGGAAAATCAAAATATAGTGTTTTTCCATTTAAATTATCTCCAACTGCTAATGTAGCATTCGTTCTAGCGTCTATCTGTCCCTTAATAGATAACTTATGCAGTATTCCCTCATACGCATTTGATAAAGTAACACTTCCTAAACTATCAGATATTGATTTATTAATTTCTGCCATATTTTTTACTTGCAAAAGCAATTGATTATAACCTTCTATAACATTTGTTGATAACGTGCCGGTTGTTATAAAATCAGCAACAATTTCACCATTCTGAGTGATTGCCGTCTCGTAAGTGCCGTTTATACCTGTACTTGAATAACCTAGTCCTCCCATACCAAATTTCCAAACTTTTTGAGCAGTATTAATATTTTTTGTGTCCATAATATATATTTCTCCAGTATTTTCTGAAATATATAAATATCCTGCAAATGGATGGTTAATCATAGCGGTTGCATCCGCTTTTGCTCTTGCCAAAATACTTCCTGTTGAATCAATATTCGATAGCATATTTTTAATATCGTTATTATTTAAAGTACTATTTGTCACATAGTTAGGTGTTGTAGTTCCTAATTCTAATTTTGTTATTCGTTTTTTAGAACAATTATATACTGTTTTTACAATTCTAGTGGTTAATTTAAGATTTAGACTTGGGATATACACTTTACATGAATCTCCCAAATGAGCACTTTCTAAGTTAGAATATTCAGAATATTCATTAGTTTTAGATAATTCCACGAAATCTATACTAATTGATACTGTTGGTTTATCAATTCCAGAATTGTAAACATCTTGCACCGCTTGCCTCATAACAGTGTAACAATCTTGTTCTGTTATGTTATTATCTTCATCAATACCTATGTCTACATCTAATTTATAATAAAATGGAGCATAATAATTATTTATTAAAGGACTATCTATATATTTTTCTGGCAGCAATAGTCCATCTCTACCTACTGGCATAATTCTTGTCGCAATAGATTTAATATCTACTTTATAAATAGCACCTGTCAAATTTTTCTTTTGCCTAATTTCAACTCCTGTATCAGAACCACGGTGAGCCAATAAATTAATATTAAAATTGTCAATTGATAATTCTCCACCGAAACGTTCTAATAATGCATTGTCAGCGTTATAAATCGCCTCAATAGGATTCATTCTAACATACCTGGCACTTGCAACCTTAGTACAAGTACCTGTAACAGTAAAATTATTAGCCACTTTTGTTCTTGCTAGTATCCAACTTAATGCAGTATGACCAACTAGATTAGTTGGAGCCACATCTTCTAGCCAGTTATTTATTTCTAAATCAAACCATATATGCTTGGCTAAAATAGATATTTTAGTATCACTAATATTTTTCTCAATTGATCTGATTCTAAATAATTGTCCTTCGGCTTTGATAATATTTCCCTCAATTAAATATTCACTCAACCAACCATCTTTAACGTAATCAAATTCGAGATTATATAACCCATTTAAAACTTCAGTAATAAGAGGTTCGCTTTTAAAATCTCTTAATACACCAAGACCTAAAGTATTAAAACTTGTGGTATTACTTGAATAAAGAACTAGCATTATAGCCACCCCTCTTTATAAGTAATATTTACAGATGTTATGCCGTTACCTAATACTAATGTGTTGTTACCCACAAGAAGTGTCGGAAATTCATCTAAGTTTACTTTATCATTTTTATTTAAACTATTTTTAGTACAATTCATTAAAAGGCAATCAATCGTTATTCCTGTTTCTAAAACTTCAACTTGAGTATTATTTAATGTTATAGTACCAATACCATTAACGGTAATTTGTGGAGCCACATTAAATGTTCCGCCTACTGTGAATGTATTACTTGAATCTGTATAAGTATTTGAAGTAGATGTTTTATTGTATGCCACAGGCTCTACATCAAAATTGATGACAAATTCTTTTAGATAAGTCAAATACTTACTGAAATCTATTTGGTTTACTACAGTTGCTCTATATTCTAAACCTGGTTCAGATGATAATTCTAAAGTGCCACTACCATCTAACAACGTTTTTATGTTATTTATTTTAGTAGTATCGCATAAAATACATACTATTTTATATTTCTTAGCCTTATAAGTACCATTATCTATGTGTAAGTTTCCATTTCTACCAGAAACAGTTACAATATCTATGTCTTTTTCGGATTTTGCTATTGGTGGCAATTCTTTAATAACTATGCCCAAACTCGTAGACTTAATGCCGTTAAAAGTAAAATATGCTGTAAAATTACTTAAATTCATTTACTATACACCTACTTCCTTTTTTTGCAAATAATAAAGTTCTTGAGCGATTCGTTCGATATCAGATTCTTCTCTAACTTCTAATTTTTCTATAGTAATAGAGTTATTATATATTGTGTTACTAGTTTCACTCTTTTTATTTAGATTCTCACTATATTCTCTATTTTCTTCAGCGGTTAAAACTCTTTCTCCCTTATGTAAAACTGCTTGCATGTTATCATAAGGAACGTATTCCATACCAACTTTTAATTTTTTTAATAAAGGAAGGCTTAAACTTTTGCCACCAATTAGTGGTATCCAACTAGGTATTTTTACATTGCTTAAGCCACCTATAAAAGTATTAATAGCGTCAATAATCTTATTAATAGGTTTTTTAACAATGTTAAACAAACCATCAAAGACGTTTTGAAAGACAGTTTTAATTCCTTCAACGACTGGTTTTAATGCTTGCAATGCTTTTACTAACACTTGGCTAATTACATTTGCGATACTACTTAAAACTTTTATAACAGGCATTAAAACAGTATCAGTTGCCCATGCAACTAAATCTAAAACTGGTTTAAGAAGTTGTAATAAAACTTCAATGATAGGTAATAATACAGGTAATAATTCTTTTATTATTTGTATCAATGGTGGAAGGATAATAGATAACAAATCTGTAAATATCGGTAACAAATCCATAATTATTTGTGATACTATAGGTAATATTTCTTTAATCAAATCAAAAATAACCGGAAATAATTCCGATGCAAATTGAACGAAAACAGGTAGTATATTTTCAAGCAGACTCATTAATACTGGTGCCAAAGTATCTATCATAGATTGTATCATAGGCATATTATCAATTATTAAATCTAATACTTTTTGTAATATTGGAATAAGAGATGACATTAATCTATTGCCCACCGCTCCTAAAGATTTTTGAACATCTTCTAATGTATCGCCAAATGTTACACCTGCTTCTACTGCATCATCGCTCATTACAAGTCCCAATGTATTTGCACGCTCTATTAAATCATCATAATCTCCAGTACTCTGTTCAATTAAGGGTGATAGTGTATATGCAATGTTATTCCCAAATAATTCAGCCGCTTTTGTCGCTCGCTCTTCCGCTGTAGATAAAGACATAATTTGTTTCATTGCACCTTCCATATTAAGGTCAGTACCCTCAAGTTTCTTCGCGGCCTTTTCAAGCGATGTCATTTCAACTCCACATTGTTCTGCTGCATAACGTAATTCTTGATAATATTTATTGCTAATACCCATACGGATACTACCTTTTTCTATTTCATCTGCAGCATTAGCAGTAGCACTTGCAGCGGCAGTTAATCCTCCAACTATTGCAGTTGTGGTCCCAACTACTGCAGTACCAATTTGCATCGCCTTTTTAGAAACGTCAACAAAACTTTCTCCAAAGGATTTGCTGCTTTCCTTACCTTTTTTTGTAGTTTCTTCAATAGACTTATTTGCTTTCTCGTTGTCAATAAATACACTTCCAAATAATGAAAAAATACTTGCCATACCTACACCTCCGTGATTCCATAATCTCGCAATATATCTTTTGCACTCCTCATATTTTTATTAAATGATGGTATTTCATCGGTTTTAAAAAACTTATCTAAGAGAATATTTAAAAGTCTAGGAATTTCTTCTTCTTTTTTTATTGCATATTCCAAAGAATCAATCATCAATTCCCAATCTTTATCGTAAAAGTATTCTATACCACCATAATATTTAAAAAAAAGGCGTAGAACTGCTGGAGTACCAAGCCCTACGCACGTTTTAAAAAACTTTTAATTTTTTCATCACTAAATAAATCTTTTATAATTGGTATTAAATCCACATTTTCTGCTTCTTCTTTTGTAATACCTTTTAAATCGGCAACTAGTGTTGTAATATCATCTTCTGCTTTATATAAGTTGTCAATTATTAATGCTATTAGTTTTTTAACAACTTCTTGTTTATCTGCTGTTTCATTTTCGCTTTCTACATTAATTTCTAATATTAAACTAGATATCCCCATTTTATTAATTATTAATGATAGCTTAGCTAATGTTTTTGATGTAAGTTTTAATTCGTTCATATTTATTCCCTCTTTCTTATTATTTAATTTAAATAATATACTCTCTTTTCTTACAATTATCCTTTAATAACCATAAGAAAAGAGAGTATGTAACCCTTTAACTAACTAATTAATGGATTAGTTGCACTCGTTTCTATATGCCAGCAACATTCTTCTGTTGAAGATGTAGGATCATAATGCCCAATAAACTCAATACTGTGTTCATTTTCATTTTTAGATACACCTTTATAAGTTAAACCACCTTCGTGCATAGCATTTTTTACTACAATAATAGTGTAAGTTCCATCTAACATTTTAGTAACCACTGCAACGTTTGTTAAATAAGAACCGCTACTAATAACTCCAAAATTGCCTGGCGTTAAAGTATTGGTTGATGAATTTATGCTTGCTCCAGGAATTGCTAATTTTAAATTTTCTAAAGAGCAACATAGAGTTGATATTTTTAAAGAAACATCTTCACCATCTTTAATTTGCATTCCTTTTGATTTGCCTTTTCTTCCATCAAACTCAATATCTCGTATTGATGGTGTAACAGTAAATTCAGCACCACCTCTAGTTGGTCCTAGAACTCGTTCGCCGGTAACACCGTAATTAACAACTACTACACCTTCATCAATTTGTATTTTATTGATGTCATTTTGTGATAGATTTACTAATGCCATATTTTAGCCTCCTTTAAAATATTCTTGCAATAAATGAGATTCGTCTCATTGATAAATCTTGTTCATTCTCTTTTGTTAGATATTGATTTTCAAAACCTATATGAAAACCTATATCTTTATTTTTAAAATGATAACCGTCTAAATTACTTCTTAAATTATCACAAAGAGTTTCAACATCTATTAGCGATAATTCATTAATATAAATCTCTATATCAAATAAGCATTGATATCCATAATCAAGCGGTGTAATAGATAATGTAGGAACTACACCAAATGGAAAAGAAGCCGATTTAGGAGCTTCTTCATAATAAACAGTCATAATTGTATTTATTTTTTTCATTAATTGTTCTAAAAATGTTTTAGTCAATTTCTTCATCTCCTCCTAAATCTACAAATAAACCTTGTTCTATTTGGTATTTTTCTAATTCTTTAAGTTTTTCTTGCAAAGTAGCATTTATTTTATCTACATTATCATATACAGTATTTCTCAAATAGTTTTTATGAGTCATACCAGGGTGACGTACGGAATATCCATATTTCGTTCTATTATCATGAAGTTCATACGTTAATTTACCTCCGCTTTTCATTTGCATAGTTTGTACAGTATGAGGTCTAGTACCAAATTCAAACCATGTTGGATTTACAAAAAACTTTATTCCATATTTTTTTCTCATCTGACCTCTATTTAAATAGCCGACTTCTAAATAGGGTTGACCAGTTTTATAATCGATTTTAGCCCATGCTTTTACGGATTTTTTTAAATATCCTCTTTTAACATTTACTTTTTCTTTTAAAGTATCTGTAATAATTTTACCACTTGCTTTTAAGGCATCTTTGCTCATTTTTGCCATCATTTGTATGCACTCTTTTGATGTATCGATAAATACTATATTATTATTCTGTGCCATTTACTTTATTATCTATTATTGTTGAAGTTAAAGTAATTTCAACAATATCCTCTTTTTTATATATTCGCAGTATTTTATAAATAACACCATTATATTTGATATGAGTTATATTAGTTAAATCTAGTAATTTAGCCTGTAATTTTATTTCTGGTTTAAATCCAGCAGTTGCAGATTGATAAAATTCACTTTGACCAATAGACAAAACATTACAATAAAATAGGTTTTCTTGATATGTTATTTTAGGTCTATATTTACTGTCTAGTGAACTAATCTCTTTGAGAGTATATGCTATATCTTTATAACTCATCCTATACCCCCTCAATGTATTCACTGCATAAGCATAGATATGCTTTTAAAGATTCATAAGCCCTTAAAGTTCTATCTGAATCCGGATTATCAAAACCAAAATTTGTTTTACAATAAAGTATAATTGCTCTGATTATCATTTCATCGTTATTACTATTAATATTAGAAGAGGCAATGCCTGCCAATTCTAAATCTTTTTTACAAGCATTAATTAAATCATTAATCTCGCTATCAAAAGCAGAATTATTAATCCTTAATGCTAATTTAACTTTGTTAAGCATTGCCGATTACCTCCTTATTAAAGACTAGTTGCAATTTTTACAAATGCATCTTCACATGCTGGTTTTCCATCGAATATACCAACACCTAAATATTTATAAGAGTTAGTATCAATATCAAAGTCCTTTTTAACTTCAATATCTCTATTTAAGTTACCAACATATTTTTTGAAATTACCTAAAAATGCAACACCAGTTGTTACTTCATCAGATAAAATTACTGGATAACCATAAATGAAATATTGGTTGCCTTCAACTCTAACTAAATCGTGTTTAGCATTGTCTTGTAATCCCATGAATTGGTTAAATAGTGTCTTCTTATCCATTAGGAATTTAGCGCCCTTGTCGTAACCTGCTGCAAGTAAACCTATTAGAGTTCTTACGTTAGCGGCTGTAATACCAGTTGAGCCATTGTATTGTACTCCATTAGTATTTGCAACATAAGTTATTGCGTTAATACCTTTAACAGCACTTGAGCCGGTACCATTAATGATTTCGTATTCAATTTTTGTTGCAATAGATTCTGCAAGCATTCTTACTAACCAATCCTCGAAATCATCAATACTCATAGATAAGATTGAATCTGAAACTTGAATTAATTTTGTAAATTCATATCCTCCTAAAGATACTTCAGTTAATACCGCTGTACTATCAACATTGATTCCTGTAGAGTTTTGTACGTGATAATCTGCGTTTGCTCTAGTAGTTTCTACTGCAAATTTTAGATTACCTGGTACATGAAATAATTCTATTTCATCTAGTAATGGCACTAATTTAACCATTTTATCAAATATCTTATTTGATGTTTCTGTAGGAATAGTAGCAGTAGTTGTAGTTGTTAATGCTCTTTCCTCGTTGGTCATTTCACGACCTAATAATTTTTTGAAAAACGCTGTTCTATATTCAGCTTTCATACTTGTATCATCCTTTCTTTCTTCTACTGTTTCCATAACAGTTCCCATGCCTTTTTTTACTTCTGCAAGAGTTGCGCTTCTCTTTTCTGCTAGTTCATCTAAAGATTTTTTTTCATCTTCTAATTCTTTTATTCTAGCCTCAATTTGACTTAGTTCTTCTGCTGTTATAGTCCCATCACTTGATAACTTATCAGATAAAGTTCTAAGTTCTTTTTTAATTTCTTCTAAAGTCATTTCATTTCCTCCTTCATTTCTTCGACTTTCAATTTAATTGCTAGTTTTCTTCTAGCCACTCTTAAGTTCTCCAACTTCTCTTTTTCACTATCCAGTGAAGAAAGAGCACGAGCATATATAGATGTTGTATCGTAAAATGGAGTGTCCACTACACTTACATCAAACAACTTATCTATCCTAAGTATTGTTCTTGTGTCAGTTGCTAAATCCCACTTTTCTTCTTCAACGGTAAATGCAAAAGACATTTTATCTAATAGATTTGCTTGTATCATTTTGTATATATCTCTATTTGAAACAGTATCTATTAGTTCAGCATGAATAAATAATCCTTTATCATCGATATTAAGTCTTAAAGAATTATTTCTCGTTCTTGCTAAAATCAAGTGTGAATTATCGTGATTGTACTTTAAACAAACGTCTTTCATGTCGCACTCGTTAAAAGCATTTTTATCAATTATTTCTGTATATCCGTGTTCTGCCGGACTATTAAAGACAACAGCATAACCTTCAATTATCATTTTCTCTTCATTATTTTCATCGCTTCTTACTTCTAGTAATTCGCTCAAAAATCTTATTTCTTTATCTTTTTTCATTTATATTCCCTCCCACTAGGTAAAATAAAAACAACTTCTTCTTCATAAGTTGCCTTTAAATTATCAAGATATTTTTTTGTATGAATTTTATCTAATTTAATTGTTTTTATTTGTTTCTTTGTTGATGTCTTCTTTGTTTTCTCCATCGTTTGTTGATACCTCCTTGTCTAAATTATTAACTTCAGTATACTCTTTACGTATATATCTCTTATTCTCGTCTTTTGTTACATGAGGTAGATTCCATATATCCATAACTTGATTAACATATAAAATGCCTCTATCGAATAATTGCTGAGATACTTGTAATTTTGTATTATTACTAATAAACTGTAATTTGGTTGCTTCTAGAGTCACTTCAAATCCTTTTTCTATATCTGCTTGTTTAATTACCATGTTAGTTAGTACTTGGCTTATCTGAATAGCGATGGGTTCGATAACATCCTCGTAAAATAAATTCCATTGATCCTCAGAAGCTTTATTTTGCAAAATTTCTTCACTAATGTGGAAGTAATCAAATACATTACTTTTAATCAATTCCATATTGTCTTTATCTACTATAAAAGGCTTGCTATCTACTTTAGTAATTTCAGAATATTTATTATCAAATAATAAAACTCCTCCATTATTTTCAACAGATAATTGCTCTTCCTTTAATCTTTTTTGTTCTTTTATGATATCTTCTGGATTCAATACGTTAGTTAGTTTTGCCATAAATCTAATCATAGCACCACTCTTAACACCTTCTTTTATTCCCTGTTCTTGAGTGTTAATTAAATCCATTGTACTTTTAAGAGCAAAATTGCTTTCACCAACGTATTCTTTTTTGTAATACATCCTCCTTAAATGGCCTACTCTACTATATTCGATAGCGTAACCCTCGTTATTGATGTAATATACTAAATAATCATCGCCATTATAATTTATAATTTTAGAACCGTTTGCTCGAACTGGATAAAATCCTACAATATTAGAGCAAAACTTATCGTCATATATAGGAACAATATATGCATTATTTTCAACCATTAAAATTGTGACTAATCTATATAAGAATTGTTGAGTAGTCATAATCTTATTAGGTTTAGTCTGTAATAAGGATTGAATTTTTTTATACGTCTTATTCCCATTAATGCATGGATTTAACTTACTACATTGCGTAGCAATTTTATCTATGCAAGTTCTGGTTAATCCCATTTCATATATTCCACCCTCGTAACTCGTATAAATCGGATTATAACCATTTATCAATTTAAATTGATTAGTTAGCACCTTTAACACTTTTCTTTGTTCTATTGTCTTTTTGAATAATCCCATTGATATTACCTCCTATTATAACTTTTAAAATCATCTATATGTCGCTGATATACTACATATGCATCTATTAAACTAACAGCACCATCTATTCTTTGCTTACTATTTTTTCCTTTTACTGGTCGTATATTATCATTTTTATCAATTTCTATCTGTGTATTAGTTAGGCACCATTTAAGTATCGGGTCATTATTATAGTTAATTAGTTTGGATTCTAAATCACTAGCGAGCATTTTCATTGGTGTACTCATTGTTTTCGCACCTTGTATTACAGGTTCTAAAACAAAACCATTTTGTTTCATTTCTTCTACCCATTGATTAGCGCCCCATGGATCATAACCAACCCATAATGTGTAAATTGAATATTTTTCTCTTAATTCAAGAAACCATGCTGTTACATCAGAAAAATTTACCATTGTTCCAGAACAATATCTTATATAACCATTATCTCGCCAAACATTATAAGGGACTTTATCTTCATTTTGTTTTTGTTCGGCTCTACTTTCCGGAATAAAATACATCTGAGTAACATACAGTTTGTCATTTTTCATTATCAAACACGTAGCACAAGTTAAATCTCCTACGCTAGATAAGTCCACTCCGCCAATTCCGTATGTTCCTTTTAATTCCTCCAAAGTAAATGTATTTTTGTTTTCAATCACTTCAAATGGCAACCAACTTCCAACACCTGTTTCACGAATGTTAAAGTCTTTAGTAAGAACGGTAGGTAAATAATTCTTATCGTTTTTAGCACGTTTAACTTGTTCTTTTAAATATTCCAAACTTTTAATAGTGCCTAATCCTGGATTAGCCTTTATCCAAAATTTTTGACTAGTCCACTCCTTTCTTGAATCTAATTCATAAATAAAACTAATAAACCTTTCATCATTTTTTGTACCATTTAATATATCTGTTGCCAATTCATATTGACTATCATAGATATTTTCTCTTACAAAACCGGCGGTTGATATTGTAAATAAAATAGGTTGCTGTCTAGCACCCATTGATTGCTTTGATACATCATATATATTTCTATCCTTCCATGCATGAATTTCATCTAATATTCCACAATGCATATTTAAACCATCTAATGTATTTGAATCACTTGCAAGAGGTTCAAATGTACTAAATGTTAAATCAACATATAAGTCACTCTTTCTTTTTCGAATGTGTTTTTTCAATAAAGAACTCTGAGAAACCATGTTTTTTGCCTCGTTGAAAACTATTCTTGCTTGGTCTTTTTTGGATGCTACGCAACAAACTTGAGCACCGCCCTCGCCATCTGCAAATAACATATATAATCCTATCGCTGATAATAATGTTGATTTGCCATTTTTTCTAGCAACTACTATAAATACCTCCCTGTATCTTCTTAATCCATTGTCGTCTACAAAACCAAAAACTGTCTGAATAATTGCTTTTTGCCATAAGTCTAATAAAACAGGCTTGCCAGCCCACTGTCCTTTAGAGTGTTTGCAAAATTTCTCTATAAAGTTAATCGGTCTAGTCGCTTTTTCTAAATCAAAATGATACTTACCAGGTGTATTTAAATCTTTAATTATTTTTTCATACGTCTTATGAACTTTTTCACTTACTTCTATTTTTCCACTTTTAATAAGATTATAGTAAACTAATATATAATTCATTAACTACTTAAAAATTTCTCCAACTCATCTAATTCATCTTTTTCAGACGCAGGTTCATTTTTTACTAGGTCACATAACTGTTTAATTACAGTTTGATATGATTTAATTGTATCTCTATAATCTTTTAAAAGAGGATTTGCTTTAATAAAAGATTGAGAAGCATTAATTGTTTCAACGGTCATATCCGATGATTGAATATTCTTTTCCATTTCTTCTGATAAAACCAATAAAAAAGCCGCTCTTTTTGATAACTTTTGTATTACATGTTTCTTTTCAGAAGCCTTACTAGTAAACAATTTTACGAGTTTATTATACTCATAAGTTATTCTTTTTTTTTGAGCAGTATTTTTAGGTTCAGCTTTGTTTTTCTCTTTTTTTGTAGTTGCTGTTTCTTTTACCTTAGTTTTAGCCGTTTTCTCTTCTTTCTTCTTTGTCATATTTCCTCCTCACCCCCCTCACATGAAAAATCCCGTTTTGGGGTCAAAAAAGGTTCATGCCGCGGTTTATATTATATTCATTCTTTTTTTTGAATAGGGGGAGTATCAAATACTTCTATTGCTACAATATTTATAGTATTAATAAATACTTTTGTATTATCTTTTGTTTCTAACAATATAGTTGAAGTATTATCGATTGCTTGTATAAGTGCACTAACATCTATTTTTTCTTTTAGAAAGACATCTAAAAAATTAGTATCAGTTAATACTCTTATTACCATTATTATTCCTCCAATACAAATCAGTTAAACTTCCTTTGCGGGGAAAGTTATAATGATACATTAGTTTACCTGTACATTTAAATGTAGGATTACTCATCATTAGTTTTGTGTGAAATAATGAATCTTCTCCACATTGTAGTTTAACTCTAAATCTAGTTGTTCCTACAAAATCTCTCCTAACAAATTTAAATGTGCCTACTCGATTCATAGTTCTATGATTATCTACTACATACTCTTCACCATTATTATCAATCATGTTGTAAAAAACAATATCTACAAAATCTAAATCATTATCAACTATATCATTAAATACATCCGGTTCAATGTAATCATCAGAATCAATAAATATAATATATTTTCCAATCGCTCGATCAATTCCCCTATTCCTCGCGTGCGATACACCTTTATTGTTCTTATAAGTAATTATTTTTAATTTTGAATATTCTTTTTTATATTCGTTAAGAACTGATAGAGTATTATCAGTGGAACCATCGTTAATAACTATTATTTCAATATCACTTCGCTTTGGAATACTATCAAGACATCTCTTAACTAAAACATCTTGATTATAAACTGGTATTATTACTGATACTTTCATCAACCTAACCTCTTCCCTGTACATATAATAAATCTATCTATATCTTCTGGAAAATCAAAATCATCTGTTTCATCATCCCATAAAATATCATAATCATTAGGCAAATCTTTCCTATGTGTATAGATGTCTTCCCAATCAGCAAGATATCTATTAATAGTCCAATCATTAGTTAAATTAATTATTCCATCATCACATAATTTATTAAATTTTTCTAACTTATTTATCCACCAATCTATATCAGTTACTTTATGAATATAACCTTCTCCCCACATTTTACCAGTGTGAGGGTTTGCATCTAATCTACACCAATGCCCCCATCTTTCAATTTTTCTATTAATACAATCATTAATTATTTTTTCTGTGTAATAACAATCACCGTTTAATAGAATAAAAGGTTCTTTATATTTTTTAGCAATTTCTAAAAATAATTTTCTTTTTGAATTACAATCAATTCTATCATTAATCGCTAATTCATCTATAAATGGACCAATTATAATTAGATTATTTTTATCAATTCCATTTGCAGCACATAATCTACACATTCTGTGTAAAATCGTTTCACCATCTATAACCAAAAGTTGTTTTTTAACACCTTTATAATCATTCCACCTTTTGGCATCGCCATTAGCTAAGATAAATACTTTCATACAGAAATCAAATCTCCATTCTCATCGAAAGCAACACCATCAACAGTTGCTTCAACACCTTCATGTATTAATGCGTGGCATTCTCTACAGACTGGCATTAAGTTTTTTTCACCTAAGGTAATAGTGGGTTCATTTATATTAAGTGGCGTAAGCCATATGATATGATGCACTATTTCTGCTGGATTAGATTTACATTTTTGACAAACGTAATTATATTTTGACATTATATAATCTCTTGTTTCTATCCAATTTTTAGACCTATAAAACTGTTTCGCCCATTCCTTTGCCATATAACATTCTCCATAACAATTATAAGTCTATAGCGTTGATTTATATATAAACCAACAATAAGAAGGAATTGTGCTATAGACTTATATTTACAAATAAAAATAGAACCGAAGTTCTATTATGTAATAAGAAATATAGTAAGTCGCATATATGCCTATAATTAACAAACTATCAAAACCTTACTCCATCACATTTATTTTATATACCTACTCAATGCTACCATTAAGATAGCATTTTAATTAATATTATTTAACACATACAATATAACACATTTGGAATGGGAATTGTGGGAATTTTATTTTTTTCAGTTCTTATCTTTCCCAATAAATGCCAATAGTGCAATTGTTGAACATATTATAAAAGTGATTATAACACCATTACTCATATATTTTACTCCTTTCATTCAAATACTTTTTCAATTTTTTTCTAGGTGTAGTTCTATCACAGTCCATCTCTGCTGAAATATCATACCAACTCTTAAAGTTCAAAAACCTTTCTCGAATTATATATTTTATCTCTTCATCATCAATATTGCCAATAAACTTATTAATCTCAATATCTTTTTCAATAAGTTTAGCGCATTCGCCAAGTAGCTCCTCTTTTAGTTCTGCTAGTTTAACTGCTATGTCGCCTGTATTATCAGCATTTGTATGTGAACGAATAACCTTTGTATCCGATATTTTAGATGCGGTTATTATTTGGCTATTTACTACATCTATTTTTTCTTGCAAATGTTTAATGTTATTTTTTATATATCGATATTTATTTAACTCATTGATAGTCATTTCTTTTTCCCCTTTCCAATGTAAATAGATTCTCTTTCTTTTTCGATATCTTCACTGTCCCACATTACATACATAAGCGTGACTTCTGGCGCTTCGTGATTATACATCTTTTGAAGTGTGATTAAAGAACCACCATTTTTATACCACATATAACCGAATGTTTTTCTTAAACTATGTAAACCAAATTTGAAGTCTATTCCGCAAGCTTTAATAACCTTAGGAAATATAACATTCTGACAATTCTGACGAGTAATCGGATAAATAACATCTCTAGTAATTCCGGCACGAGTATCTTTTTTCTTTTGCCCCATAAAGAGGTAATCGTTAGATACTAACTCGTATTTGTTTACATAATTCATAATATCTTCATGTAGTTGTTTATTCATTCTGAAATGTTGCCATTTACCTGTTTTATTTTCTTTAATAGAAATATATCCTTTTTCAATATCTTTTACTTTAAGTTGAAGTAAATCTTCTGCTCTAAATGCAGTATTAAACCCTATTAGGAATAACATATAGTTTCTATCTGCTTGATACTTTTTAACATCACTTTTTGCGCGGTCACATTCTTTTTGCAAATAATCCAATACTCGATTTAAAAGTTTTTCATCTTTAATGGGTAAAGTCATTTCTTTACCACCAGAAGTTTTAATTCTTCTACTCATCTTTTATTCTCCTCGCTAACTTAGGTAAAACGATTATTTTGCCTAGTGTATCAGGAATATCATATTGGATTATAGCATTTAGATCATTTTTATATTTTTTTAATAAAGTACTTAAATATATCGTAGAATTTGGATTAGATATACATACAAATTTATTTAAAGTAAAAGAATATCTGTATTTTTTAATCTTATTACCAACTTTTATTTTTAAAATAGGTAAAGGTTCTTTAATTGCAATTTTATGAATTATCTCATATATCCTCATAGTCTATACCTCCTCTCTAAAAACTTGACAAAGTTCCTAAAACTGACAAGTTTTT